GCTAGTTTATTAAGTTTGCAACCTGTACAAGTCAATCCTCAAGTGCAAGCCAACATAATCTCTCATATTATGCAGCATTTACAATTAAAAGCTGATGCCATTGCTCAACAGCAAATGCCACCAGAAGCGATGCAACAATATCAACAGTTGCAACAACAAGCGCAACAAGTCTCACCTGTAGAAGCGCAACAGATACAAGCGCAAGCCAACGATATACTGGCTCAGTTCAGCGCTCCTATCATGTCAGAGTTGATGACTCAGTTCTCGCAACAAATAGGAACACCGCCAGAAGAAGATCCTTTAGTGACAATTAGGAAACAAGAACTGGCTCTTAAAGGACAACAACTGAATCAAGAACAACAACAGTTTATGATACGTGAAGAACAACGTCAGCTAGATCAATCTACACAAGATCAGATAGATAGAGAGCGTATTGACACGCAGCGTGACATTGCAATTATGAAGGACGAAACCACTAAGGATAGACTCGACCAACAAAAAGAACTAAAATTAATTGATATCGGACTGAAAGGTTTATAAATATGATAAAAAGTACAAAAGTAAGTGACCAGAAAACGCCTAAAACTTTAGACGGCAAGCAATCGTATTCCAACAAAGGAAACGTTGTGACTCGTAAAAGTAAGTCTTTTGCTGCCAGCACCAAAGCCACTCCAGGTATGGGTAAAGGTAAAGCAAGAGGTATGGGCGCTGCCGAATTCGGCGGTAAGTTTTCTGGAGTTTATTAATGGATGATTTTTGGCTCGTTGAACTCTTAACACAAAGAATCAATGAAAAAAAATTAGACTTAGAAAGTCTAATTATGAACGGAGCCAAAGATTACGATGAATACAACTATCTACGTGGTCGTTACAATTCCCTCGAGGACGTAGAATCAGAAATAAGGGAATTGCTAAAAAGGAGTGTCAACAACGATGAACAAGGTATTAGTACCTGACCATATCGCAAGAGAAGTCGAGGAAGAAAAAACAGAACCCGTAGAACCTACCAACCCAGAAATAGAAGAAGCCTACGTCAAAACAGACGACAGAGTATTAGATCCAACTCTTCTAGATAAATCATTTGTAGAACGCATGCCCCAGCCTTCAGGTTGGAGGATGTTAATTCTACCCTATAAAGGAAAGGCCGTTACTAAAGGCGGAATCCATTTAGCAAAAGAAACCGTAGACAGAGAATCATTAGCAACTGTAGTTGCTTACGTCGTTAAGATGGGTCCTCTTTGTTACGCAGACCAGAACAAATTTGGCGATACCCCTTGGTGCCAAGAAAAAGAATGGGTATTAATTGGTAGATATGCAGGAGCTAGGTTCAAGCTTGGTGACGATGCAGAGTGCCGTATTATTAACGATGATGAAGTCATTGCAACAATAGACGATCCTGACGATATAGTCAGCGTCTAACATGAGGAAATATCATGCAAGAAACTGAAAATGCTGTAATCGAAGAGGTTCAAGAACCTACTGAGATTGTAGAGCTAGAAGAAGAAGTAAAAGAAGATTCTCCAGTAGAATCTGCTCCTATAGAGGATGTCTCGGTTGAAGCCGAAAGTGAATCTAAAGATGCAGATGAATTAGAGAATTATTCTCAAAATGTGCAAAAGCGTATATCTACGCTGACTAAGAAGATGCGAGAACAAGAACGCGCTGCTGAGTCTGCTTATGAGTATGCAAGGAATTTGCAAGCTGAGAACGAGAACTTAAAACAAAGTAGTACCCAAGTTAATCAGAACTATCAGTCAGAAGCTGAAAGCCGATTGAAAGCACAAAGAGCGCAAGCTAATTCTGTTTTAAAATCTGCTTATCAAGATCAAGACTGGGACAAGGTTACTAAGGCACAAGACATACTAGACAAGATAACTGTCGAAGAAAGTAAATTGGCTAACACCAAAATGACTGTTGATACAGCTCCTGTATATCAGACCTATCAACAACCTCAAATGCCACCTCAACAACCTCAAGCACCCGACCCAGCCGCAGAAGATTGGGCTGGTAAAAACGAATGGTTTGGTAGCGATGAGGCTATGACTTTGGTAGCTTTTAACATACATAAAAATTTAGTTGAAGAAGAAGGGTTTGATACAAACGATTCTTCGTACTATACTGAAATTGATAAACGTATTAGAGCTGAGTTTCCACACAAGTTTAACGATGGTGGAGAAGTTCAACCTAAAGGGAGAATACAACAAACAGTTGCCCCAGCAGGAAGATCAGAAAGCTCTGGACGCAAACGGCAAGTAAAACTCACTAAGAGTGAAGTCGAAATGGCACGTCGTTTGAATGTACCGTTGCAAGAATATGCAAAACATATAAAGAGGTAAGCAAATGACAGATAAAAAAGAATTAAACGAATCAATTGATGCGCAAGCATCTACTGAAAACAGAACACCACGTTCTGCTGAAACTCGAGCTAAAGATACTGCTCGCAAACCCTGGCGTCCCCCATCAATGTTGGAGACACCACCTGCACCTGAAGGATATTCCTACAGGTGGATTAGAGCTGAAATCGTTGGACAGGAAGATAGAAAAAATGTAACTGCTAGGTTAAGAGAAGGTTTCGACCTTGTTAGAGCTGAAGAGTTAGATGGATTTGAAATTCCCACGCTTGACGATGGAAGGCATGCAGGTGTTGTATCCGTGGGTGGTTTGCTATTGGCTAAGATACCTGATGAAACGCGACAAGAAAGGAACGCCTATTTCCAAGGACGCGCTCAAACGCAACAAGATGCGGTTGACAATGATTTAATGCAGGAATCTGACCCAGCCTCTCCGATCTTAAGACCAGAGAGAAAAACAAGCGTAACTTTTGGAGGTGGTAATCGCGAATAACGATTATTACTTAAATATAACTGACTGAATAAAGGATACTTATTATGGCAAATAAAGATGCACCTTTCGGGTTTCGATCAGTAGGCAAACAAGGTGGCAGCGTCGCAAATGGCGGTGTTACTGAGTATAGTATTGCTTCTGGCGCAACTGGAAATATCTTTTCGGGCGACCCAGTCAAGATGTTGAACACTGGTACTATTTTAGTAGCTGGTGCCGCAACAACTTTATTGGGAATATTCAGAGGATGTAAGTTTACGAATAGTAGTGGAGACGTAGTGTTTTCATCACATTTTCCGACAACTACCGTCTCATCTGATATTGTTGCTTTTGTTGAAGATGATCCCAAAACTCTGTTTGAAGTACAATGCACTGGTTCTTTAGCGCAAACTGCTGTAGGTAACAACGTCGAGTTGGCCTACACTGCTGGCTCTACAAAAACTGGTATGTCTGCGGCTGAGATTTCCTCAACCACAGCAGCTACTACTGCTCAGTTTAGAATCGTAGGATTCTCTACTGATCCATCAAACAGCACTACGGGTTCAGCTAATATAAACGCAATCGTATATATTAATGAGCATTTCTACACCACAGTAACGGGAGTATAATAATGGCAATTAACAGATCGCAATTAGCGAAGGAACTAGAGCCTGGATTAAACGCCCTCTTTGGGATGGAATACTCTAGGTATGAAGCGGAACACGCTGAAATTTTTGATACTGAATCTTCTGACAGAGCGTTTGAAGAAGAAGTGTTAATTTCAGGTTTCGGTAATGCTGAAGTAAAAGCTGAAGGAACGGGCGTTAGATTCGATAACGCTAACGAAGGCTACACTTCTCGTTACACACACGAAACTGTAGCGTTAGCTTTTGCTCTAACTGAAGAAGCTGTTGAAGATAACTTGTATGACAGACTTGGTGCTAGATACACTAAGGCTCTTGCAAGATCTATGGCAAACACTAAACAAATCAAAGCTGCTGCTGTATTGAACAATGCGTTCTCTACAACAGGTGGTGACGGTTCAACACTAATAGCAACTGACCACTCTTTAGGTGGCGGTGGCACATTGGCGAACCGTGCAAGCACTATGGCAGATTTGAATGAAACTTCATTAGAAGATGCGTTGATAAATATATCAACGTTCACTGATGATAGAGGTTTAGCAATTGCTTTGAGAGGAATGAAACTTATCGTTCCACCTCAACTTCAATTTGTCGCTGACAGACTCTTACAATCCCCAGGGAGAGTAGGAACATCTGACAACGATATTAACGCTATCAGAAACATGGGAATGTTACCTGACGGTTATGTAGTAAATCACTACTTAACTGACACAGACGCTTTCTTCATCAAGACAGATTGTCCTGATGGATTTAAGCACTTTGAAAGATCACCAATGTCTACGGCATTAGAGGGAGATTTTGATACTGGTAACATGAGATACAAGGCTAGAGAAAGATATTCATTTGGATTTTCTAACTTTAGAGCTGTATACGGTTCTCAAGGAGCGTAAACTCTATAAAAGGAAAGGGGGCTTCGGCTCCCTTTTTTTTTGTTCATTTTTCTTATTATCTGTTATACACTAGGAAAGACTAGGATAATAATTTTGTTTTATCGACTGACCTAGCAGACTAGCCGAGACGATAAGACTTATTTCCCAAGGAGGAAATTATGGCAAATTCGACATTTAGCGGGCCAGTTAGGTCCGAAGGTAATTTTGATCTAGTCAGTAAAGATTCAACATCTGGATTAGTATCAAATAGAACCATATCAGATGGTGTTCAAGATTCTAGAAGATACTATCTAAAAGAATGGTGGGACTTACTACCAAAATTACAAACCTTTATGATAGGTTCAGCTACCAAAGACTTTGGATCTATAGCTGATGGTAATGAAGAAGAACAAGATATAACTGTAACTGGAGCAGCACTAGGTGATTTTGTAGTAGCTTCTTTAGGTGTAGATACGGTTGGGCTTACTCTTACAGCCGACGTGACAGCAGCAAATACTGTTACTGTTGTATTAGGTAACTTTACTGGTGGTGCTGTTGATTTAGCTTCAGCAACTTTAACAGTTAAAGTATTTCCTAAATTAGAAAACCTAGTAAGCGGTGGCAATCAAAACTTTGAAGTTTTAGGAACCAATATGACTTCTGCGTTATCTACTAGAAATGCAACAAGTGCTGGTATTGTTATGACTACAGCAGGTGCGGATCAAGACCAAGCTATCGTAACACCACATTTAGCAAACCCTGTTGCCTGGTCAGATACACTATGGGGTACTGAAAATTCAGTATCTTGGGAATGTTCAATCAGCTTACCAGCTATTGATAACCAAAAAGTATGGGCAGGTCTAAAGCTTACTAACGATCAGTTAATCGCTACAGACGCAAACCAAGCGTATTTTAAATTCCAAACAGATGCTACTAACTCAGAAGCGTTTACAGACTTTACAGTTTGGCATTTTGTACACTCAATTGGTGGAACTGACTTTATAACTGCATTACCAATTACTGTAGCGGCTGATACTATTTATCATCTTAAAATAGAGATTGATTCAAGCAGACAAGCAACAATCTTTGTTAACGGTGTTCAATATAATGTAGCTAATGTTTCAGGATCTACTGGCGGTACAACAGCTACAGCTTTACAACCAGATACTGCTGTAACTAAAACTGCTGCTTTAACTAATGATGTAGACTTCATTCCTTATATTGGAATTGAAGCTGGTGCAGGTGCTGCTGAAGCTCTACACGTACATTATGAGTGCATAAGCAGAACAATAAACGAATAGGAGTAAATTATGGCAGGTCGTATGACTGGCTCTGATGTAACTGCGGTATTTATTACCGCAGACACTCAGGCTTTAGATGCTGATGGAATATCAGTAGCAGCCGCAGTAGGAAATAACGCAGCACTTGTTATAGGTGGTGCTTTAGCCTCTGGTGGTTCTTGTACCTTTGATTCAGGAAGAGTAGTCACTATTCTATCTGCTGGTAATGATTCTAGTAAATCGTTTACCGTAGTTGGTACTGATGTTAATGGCGATTCTCAAACAGAATCAATAACAGGTGCAAACGCTGGAACTGCTACTGGAACTAAATACTTTAAAACAATTGCTAGTATTACAGCAGTTGGTAATCCAGCAGGTAATGTTTCAGCAGGAATTAATAATTCTGCTGCTGAAGTTGTTTTTGCAGGCAGAAGTAGGTTGCAAGGTATCAATATGGTATGTGCTGCTACAGGTGGGACGTTAGATTTTTTAACAACTTCCCCAATTGGAACAAGCGTATTCAAACTAGGTAGTGTTTCA